CGTACAGGTTGCCCGGGCCGAAACGCGCGGCGATGTAGTCGCGGAACGACAGCCCGCCGCCGGGCGTGCTCCGGTTGTCCGTCACCGTCGTAGCCGAGCCCGGATTAGTCGTGTAGACGCCCGACGGCGCAACCGGCGTGAAGTAGCGCCCGTTGGCATCCGGGGTCGACCCGACCTGGTAGCCGTTCAACAGCCCGCCCGCGAACTTGCTGACAAGGTTGTTCATGTCCGGCTGGTTCAACAGGCCAGCGTTGCCGTACTCCGGGCGATACACCGGGCGCGACTGGTCCAGCAGCCCGCCCTGCGGGTAGAGCGGAGTGCCGCCGACCGTGAGAGCGGGAGTTGGCATCATCGAGCCTCCTGTTCCATCATTTTGCGTCCGCATTTATGTGATGCGAGCCGCTGAAGACGCATCTTGAAACGATGGCTCGACCGGAAGATCGCACGTTTCCCGGCGCGCACCTGCTCGTCGGACAGTTTGATCATTCGCGGCGAACAATACGGAACCATCTTTCAGCACCCCTTGATCTTGCCGTGGTCGCGACCGCCGTCGCCCTTCCAGCCGACGTTCTTGTCGACGCTGCCGGTCGGCATGTTCTGATCGCCGTTCGGCTTGCTGGTTTTCATGGTCGTGCCGCCGCCGCCCTTGGCGGTGCCGCTCTTCGGGGACTGCACGTTGTAGTGTCCTGGGTTGCCCTTCATCGGATTCTCCGTTGGTTGCCGTCTTAGATGTCCACCACGACGCCGCTAAACCCGGCAGTCATGTCGATATCCGCAGCGCTGGCGATGCAGTTGACCTTGATGATGGCCGGGCCGCTGATCGAGCGGTACGGGTTGTACTCCCATGTCATCGTCGATGTGCCGGTGCTTTGCAGGCCGCGCACGTCGAGAATCGTAAACTGAGTTTGCTGAGTATCCGGCACCGGGTTCCCATCGCCGCCTCGGCCGTGGATCATTGGCATGATTTCATCCCCGCCATGGCGTCAATCGCTGAGATCCATATCGCCTTGACCGTCGCGACTACCGGCGGCCATCTTCTCGCGCTCCAATTCCTTCTCCATCTGGAGTTCGGTCATGCGGAACGCGAACTCCCGCTCCATACGTTGCAACGCCAGCGACTGCTCGTTCGCCATGCGCTCGCGGTCAACGGCGGCCTGCATCTCGGCGTTCTGCCGTGCAATCTCGGCGTTCAACTGCGCCTTGAAGCGCTCGATCTCGACCTGCATTTGCGCCGCCTGCTGATCGCTCGCCGCCTTGGTCTGCGCGTCCTGCTGGGCCTGCTGCATTTTCGCCTGCAATTCGGCCTGCTGCATCTGGACCTTGTTCTGCGCCTCGGCCTGCTTCATTTGCATTTCGGCCTGCACCTTCGCCGCTTCCGGGTTCGGCTGCGGCGGCTGCTGGGCCTGCTGTTCCATCCACTCCGTCGGGTCCGCAAAGAACTTGTCCGGCGACCGGTCGGCGGCCTCGGTCAGCGCCTTCAACGTGTTGTAGTACAGATTGAGCGGCGCGATCGGGTTCGTCGGCCCCATCTGCATCAGGATTTGCTCTTGCTTCTGGGCAATCCCCATCAGCTTGGCGATCTGCTCGGACTTCGAACCAACCCCGAGCCCGACGTTGATCTTGACGTCCATTTCGGTGTTCCACGACCGCGGGTCGATATCCACCCACTTGTTCCGCAGGCGCATCGTGCGCGCCTTGTCCTGGTGGCGGTTCAACATCCGCAGGGCCAGGCGCACCAGGCGCGTCCATCCGGTCTCGGCGAACATCCGCGCAATCATCTCGACCCGGGCGCGGGCGCTGTTCGCCGCCTCATCGACACCGCGCGCCGTCTCGCCGGCCAGTGCGCCGCCGTCCAGTCCCCCGGCGAGGTCGTTGACGCCAGAACGGGATTGAAGAACTCGGTCAATGTACTCCATCATCGGGAACGCCTGCGCGCCCGGCCATGCGGACGGAAGCTGCATGATTTCCGCGCCCGGTTGACCGTCCACGCCCACGATGGAACCCGGCGCCTCCGACAGCAGGTCGTCGAGGTCGACGGTGTTCTTGTTCACGGCCCGGTGCGGGTAGATGGACAGGTAAAGCCCGTCCATCATCGCGCGCCAGATCGCCGTCTTGAGCCGCTGGATGTCCTTCGTCAGATCGGCGAGCGACCACCCGTAGAACCGATACGGCAGGCGCACGGGGCACAGCTCGGCGAACGGCAGTTCATAAACTTCCTCGTTGTCGAGCACCTCGGTCGAGGTCGCACCACCGAGCACCGTCACCTTGCGGAGTTCCGACACGCCGTCGCCGTCGGTGTCGACCTTCAGATAGCATTCGTAGACCCAGACCCGCCGCTGCGACTTGTCCGTGTCCATCAGATAGGCGTCGTGGGTCAGTTCGAGATCGTCCCACCGTTCCTCGGCTTCGTCGAGGTACCAATCATCGTGCTCCGGTGCGCGCGCCAGCACTTCCGGATCGTAGCCGTCGGCCTCCAGCGACTCGATAGTCCGCGCCTGCCGATGAGCGCAGAAACTGAACGTGTTGTCGTCTTCGTCCAACGTCCGGGCGCGGCGGTTGATCAGGAACTCTTCCGGCGGCACGGCTTCCCACCGCAACCGTTTCTTCGTCTCGGTCTTCCGCACCTTCAGGTCGTGCGAGGCGATAGGTTGCGCGCCCATCATCGCCATCTGCGCCGCTTGCTCCGGCTCCATGCGCTGGCCCTCGACCGACGCATAGGCCGTGTGCTCCAGCACCTCGACGCCCTCGTCCTCGACGATGGAAATGAACTGGTCGTCGTTGAGGTCCGTATAACTTTCGACCCGCGTTTTGTCGGACTCGTCCCACCATAGTTTTACGAGGCTCGTGCTGGAAATCAGCGCCGATTTCATCCAGTCGATGGCCACGCGGAAACCCGGGTTGTCCCGCATCAGCACGTAGTTGACGTAATCGGTAGCTTGCGCCGCGTACTCCTCGTCAGTCGGCTCGGATGGCTCGAACGTCACGACCTCATCGCTGCCGAGAAACGTCCGCACCAGCGACGGCATGACCGCCTCGACGGTTTCCATCACGTCGCGGGACATCACCTGAGACCGGCCGGCGCGTTCGTCGCCGTAGGGGTCGCCCTCGTACCGCGCGATATTGTCAGCGCGCTGGTTCGACAACGTGTCCGCGTCGTAGCCGAGCGCGCCGCGAATGTGGTTCGCGATTAGCTGACCAAGGCGGGTATCGTCCATGCGTTCAGCCATGCGCAGTCCTCGACGGCGCGATGTCGTCGTTCATATCATCACCAGCGTCCGCAACCGACCAGTTTTCATCCTGGCAAGGCGCCCGCATGTCGTCACCGTCGGTTGTATGGGAGTTGCGCGGGTGCGAGGAATTGCTGGGGATTTAGCAACCGGCGGGCGAATGTCCGCGTTACGGCTGCGGGTCCCACTCGTCCATGACCTCGAAGTGCTGAGATGTCGGCGGTGGGCCGAGGCCCTTGGCTTCCCGAGCCATGTGGGCTGCGAACTTCGCAAGCAACTTTGCAAGGCCGTCGACTTCGTCCGCGTCAAGCAGCGCGAATTGCCCGCCGTCGATCCCCACGCAAAGCTTGGCGCCGGCGAAACAACATTCGACAACGCCGCCGGTGCCCTCGTGCGCCTTGACCATGCCGGCGACGAACTCGTCAGCGTCGTCGGTCGGTTCGGGGAAGCCGCGAGCCTGGTTCCGGGGGTCTGTCAGTTCGGCAACCGTCTGGTTCATTGCGACGGCGAGTTCGGCCCGCGCTTTCGCGTCCATCACGTCACGAAACGCGGATCGAACTCCCCGCCTTCCGCCCGCGTGACGCCTACCTGCCAAATGCCTTCCGGCTGGCGCCCTGAAACACTACCGATCTGCCGGTACAATTGCATCACGCGGCCTCCACCTTCGCCGGACGCCCCGGCCCGCGCTTCTCAAGCGCCGCGAGCAGCTCCGCCTGAGCCGCCTCCATCGCCTTCATCATCACGCCCATGCGCTTGGCAATCTCCTGCATCTCGCGGGTCGCGTGGCGCATCTGGTGCTGGTAGTTCATGTTAATCGGGTCGGACATCAGGTCACCCACGTTGTGTCAGGTTGTTTTACTCTCGCGGTCTTCGGCGCCTGCACCCTGTCGATACCTTGCGCCAGATATCGAAACGCATCTGCCGGATGAGACGCCCAGTTGTGCAGCGGCGCGGGACGCAGCGTCTTCAGCTTATCATCCCATTCGGCGCGGTATTCACGCAGTGCCGATATCCCGTATTCACATGCCTTCTTATCGAACCAGCAGCGCGGCAGGATTGACCGCACCGCCGCGATGCCGTCTTCGATACGCGCCTTCGGAACCACGTAGACCGGCGCCACGCCAAGGCTCGTTAGAATGTCCTTGCGCGACCGCTTCGCACTGAGATCGGTAACTTCGACATCGTGCGGCAACAGATGCGTGCCGTAGCGATACCCGCGTTTCGCCAGCTCCTCGGCGTAGTGGTCGAGGTCAACGCCCGACGCCGAATAGAAGTCGATCACCCGGATTTCGCGGCCGACCACCTGAAAGAACCAGATGCTCGTGTGGTCCGTGCGGCCTAGATCCCATGCGGTATGAACAAGGGCGCCGCCCTCACGCGGGACAGCCGTGATCCGCTCAGCCTTCTCAGCTTCTTCCATTTGCAGCGAGTAGTAGGCGCCCAGTACCGCCGCGTCGAACGCGCACCTGTATTCCTGTCGGAACAGGGCTTTCCCCAACTCCCGGCCATAATCGACGATGTACTCTTGCTCTTCGTCCCTAAGTTGGTCCTTGGTGAAAACCCCGGTATCTTCCGCCGGCAGCTTTTCGGCAAACCAGCTCGGATTGTCCTTCGCCGTCTCGTATGTCGTGCGCCCATGGTTGTTGCCGCGAGGCGTGTAGTTGAACAGCGCCCAGCCGCCGTTCTCCAGCAGAATCGGACGAATGAACGCCCACGCCCTCGGGTCGGCCAGCGCCCACTCCGAAAACACCACGCCACGCGGCGCCGATCCAACCAGGCTATCGTAGTTGTCCGAGCCGACGACCTGCCACGTCGACCCATTGCGGAACCGGATGAACATCTCCTGGTCGTTTGTCTTGTCCCGAAGCGCGACCGGGAACGCTTCGTCGATCCGTCGCTTTCCGGTGTGCGGGTTAACCGCATTCCAGATCGCCTTCTTAGCCTGCGCCGCTTCCGGCAGCATGTGCCAATAGTTGCCAACCTCCTGAAACGCGGCGACGCTCGCCCAGCGGAGGCAGAACTCATCCTTGCCCGCCCGGCGATGCCACACCGCCACAGCGCGCTTGCCGCCGCCTTCGAGGTAGTTCCATACCGGCTGCTGAAAGACCCGAGGACGCCAGCCGTTAGCCGGAAGTTGGATCTTCGACATCGGCCAACTTCAGAATTTGGACAATCAGATCGCCGGTCGCTTCGATGTCGCGTTTGTCGCGCCACTTGTCGGGCTGGCGGTTGCGCAACCAGAGTGATGCGGCGGTCGTGTCCGGCGGGTAGTGTTCGGTGTAATCGGCGAAGACCGGCTTGTCGGCACCTGACGGCATGAAGATCTTGACCGCGCCATGCGAGTAACCAAGCGCCCGCTGGTACAGCCGGTCAGCGACGTTTGCGTCGGCGTCCATCTTCCCGCGTGCGATGGACCCTAAGAATTCCTCGTGTTCTTTCCTCCAATTGAGGATCGTCTGTTCGCAGACGCCGAAGAAATCCGCCATTTCCTTGTCGGTCGCGCCCAGCAGACACAGCTTGCGAGCTTGTTCCGCATATTCCGGCTTGTAAGACGACGGCCTTCCCGCTGGCATCACACTCTCGCTGCTCAATAGCCCCGGCCGCCCTTACGCTTCGTCGGCTTCTTCATGATGTGCCTCCTGCTGCGCTGGGTTGGCGATCGTGGCGAGCGCGGTCATGACTTCCGTAAACGCCGGAACCTCGATGCCCTTCAGGTCCGCGCGGTTGAGGAACTCCATTGCGTGTCGTGCTTGCTGCGGCGTCATGCGCCGATCATCCCGTGGGTTGTGAGGGCGGCCTGCAATGCCATGACCCGACCGGCGAGTTGCGCCAGCGTCACGGTCGACGTGTCGTAGCTGGTGGCCTTGTCGGTCGTGCCGGTCATCGCGGTCCACCCGGTGTCGCGAGCGCCGAGCACCTTGGTCCCGCCGCGTGCCACGTCGACCAGCATGTTGACCACGGTGCCGCCGCCGTCTGACCCAAGTTCGAGGTTGCCGTCGTTCGCCTTGATCTTGACGGGGCCGCCTTCCGACCCTTCCACGACGACAAACCGGACGTTGTTTGTCCCAATCTGGACCGGGCCGGTGCCCTTGCCTTGGACCGACATGGGCACGTTTGTCTCGCCGTCCGCCGCCACCGTCACGCCGTTGCCGGTGGTTCCGCCCGTCACCTTGACCCGGTTGACCGCGCCAGCCGTGTAGGCCGCGCGCAGTGCTTCCGAGCCGTAGCCGCCGCCGAGGGCGAAGTTCCCGGAGGTCCAATCAACCTCGGCGTAGGATTTGCCCGTCTGCGGACCGTTGTGCCACACCTGATAGATCATCCGGTCGTTGGTGTGGTCCGACAGCAGCCGGTACATCTTGGAGCTGTCGGTGTTCTTCTGGATTGCGAACGCCGCTTGCGTCCCCGCATCCGATGCGAAGATGTTGACGGTGCCGCCGAGGGACGCCTCCGACAATGCGTCGTCGATCAGTATCCCGTCTTCCCCAAACGACCGGCCGATAAACATGACTTGGCCGCCCTCGCGGAATGACACGCGCTGGTACGGGTTGGTGTTGCCGACCGCGCATGTGTGGAAGGTCATGGACCCGCCGTTGTACGGATCATCGTCCTGAAGTCGAACGCTGTAGCCGGCCGTGAATGCAAACGACGTCGGCGATGCGTAGCTGTCGTTCCCGCGATACGCCTGGGCGTAGACGATGCAGATATCCTCGCCCTTCAGCACCTTCGTTGGCAAGGCGGCAGTGCCGTTGTAGCGGCGGTATCCTTCATCGACCCGATCAGCGCGCTCGGCACTAAGAACACCACCACGCACGAGGAACTTCTGCACCGCCGCATCATACCCGCATCCCGGCGCCGATTGTCCACCGATCACCCGGACCGGATCGTCCGTCGTGCCGATGATCGTCCGTGACAGCGCGTTGGTTGCGACACAGAACCCGACGCCGTTGCTGTTGACCAGGCTGACATCCGCCATTGCTCGTTCCTCCATGTCGGCTAGGTAATGCCGAAGCCGCACGTGCCCATGACGTGGATGTAGTCGATCGTCAGGATGCGCTGCGCCGCGCTGCGGTTGGCCA